TGAAGGGCGCGCTGCTCGTGCTCGCCAGCGCCGTGCTCGCCGTCGCTGTGGTGCGGATTTTGCGGGCGGGCCTGCTATGACCAGCGAATATCTGGACCTCCCGCTGCGCTCGCTGCGCGACTTGGCAGCCGAGACTGAGGCGGCCATCGACCGGCTGGAGACCGAGCGCGAGGTGATGGAAACCAAGATGATGCACGCCTCGCTCGAGCTGCGCTTCGACGATGAGAGCGAGTTGGGCGAGATCCTCGACCGCATCGCCGACGAGACGGGGCCTTTGCGGGACCGGCTGGAAACCCTCCAGGATGAGATCGCGTGGCGCAACCGGCGTCACGAATCGGAATAGCCGCCCGCCTCGGTGAAATCCCGCGCCGGCGGCGCCTCGACACGCTCGAACACCCCCCGCCGCCACTCGATCTTTAAGGGCGGCGCCTTGGCCGCGTAGTTGGCCTTCATCCCCTCTACGACCAGCCCGAGGGCCTGGTGCTTGTGGACGTAGAGCCTCGAGCGCACGGCTGATTCCCATTGGACGCTACCCGATTCACCGGTGCCGCTGCGCCGTCCGGCCATACTTGGGTGCTGCGTCAAGAGCACCACCCCGCGGATCATCTCGGCCAGGCGCTGCATCTCGGCGATGAACTGCGTTACGTCGCGCTCGTCCATCAGCCGCCCGCCAAAGGTCTTCGACACCGTGTCGATGATGACGAGCTGGATGCCGGTGCGCCGGCACCTGAGGATCAAGGATTCCATCAGCGGCGTGCGCTTCATCTGCCAGCTCGGCCGGTCGAGCTTCATCAGCGTGTTGTCGCGGCCGGCGCGCGGGATGATGTCTAGCCCGGCGTCGAGCACATCGGCCATATCCCAGCCGAGGGCACGGTTTATCCAGCGCTGGCGCAGCCGCACGATGCGCCGATCGTCCTCGCAGCACAGCATCAGCGCCTTCGCCGGCTTCACCGCGAGCCCGAGCCACGGCAGGCCCAGGACGGCGCTGGTGGCAAGCTGCATCAAGAGCGTCGTCTTGCCGGCGCCACCGTTGCCAGAGATCAGCCCCACCGTCTCCGATAGAAACGTGTTCTCGACCGCCCAATCGAGCGGTTCGGGCTCGGCCAGCATGTAGTCGTAATCGACGCCCTCGAGCTCGTCCTGATCGGCAACGAGCTTCGGCGCCCACGGGCGCAATACGGCTTCCGGCATATCCCCATCCCCACGAGTAAGCGCCGATTGCGGACCTGAGGCGGCCCGCTGTCAACTCACATTCCGTCCCGATGCAGCCGCGCCGCGAACTTCGCCTGACGCAACGCCACATCGAGCGCCGCCGCCGTCATCGCCCACAGCGCCACCGCCAATTCGTCCGGCGCGTTCACCGCGTTCTCCTCGGCCTCGGCCGCCAGATCCGCCAGCCGCGACAGCATCGCGGTGTGCGCCAGAACCGGCAAAGTGCTCATCGTGACCCTATTCTTTCTGCTGCTCGAACCGGCTGATTATCGCGCCGCCTTGCGCCTCTGCCGTCGATGTCGAGAGAGGGCGAGGCGGCCCAGGCGATGATCCGCTCGCGGCTTGTCGGCGGTGCCCACATATCCCATTGCCGTACCGCGAAATCGAGCGCCGGCAAGGTCAGGGCGTAGCGAGAGGCCGAGCTGCCATCGATGCTATCCGCGCCGGCTTGGTGCGCCAGCTTCATGCGTCGGACGCTGTTCACCCTGGCGACATGGTAATAGCAGCCGCGCTCGGCGCAGAAATCGCCCCACTGCCGCATCGTCGCAAGTTTCCAGTCGGTCGAACCGCCGAGGAAGATGCCGACCCGGCGCGGTATGACGACATTCACCAGATCCTGCGGTCCCATCCCATCTTGAACCGCGACAAGGACCAAGCGCGCGCGGATGAGCAGATGCGGCAGCCAGCAAAGCGAGAGTTGGAGAGATGCGAGGCCTCCGGCGACGACATCTGGCGCGACGATCCAATCAGCCTGCCCGCCCAGGCGATCGACGAGGGTCTTGAACCTCTCGTCGTCAAAATCTCGGCCGGTACGAAAGTCGCTCCATGCGCCATTATCAAGGGCATAAGGGAACCCCTCCGTTCGCCACACGCCTTCACGGGAAATCAACAGTCGCCACCGCGCCGAGCGCAGCGCCGCGAGATTGCGCCGAGTGCCGGTGCGACTCGCATAGCCGATCACCGCGTCCGCTCCCACTCGGCCATCAATTGCTCGTACTCGACCGATTCGCGGAACGCCTCGGAGCGGATATGGACCAGCGAGCGGGCCAAGAGCCACGCCTCGAACGATGCGCCGGGCGATGCCTGGGGGGCTACGACGATGCCGGGGCCGTCGAGCAGCAACCGCTCGACCACGGCAGACCGGGCAAGGTCGACGCAGCGGCGGACGAGCCAGAGCGGATAGATCGCCAGCGCCTCGCTCATCGCCTGATCCGCTCGCGCGACAGCCCGATCGTCCAGGGCAGCGTCGGATGCGACACCCACAGCATTTCGCACAGCAGCCGCTCTGGGCAGTCGGGGTGCGCCAAGTCGAGCGCCGGATCGATGCGCTCGACGCGCACCCGCTTGCCGTGCAGCCCGTTGCCGGGGAAATTGACGACCACCGTATCGCCGGCACTCACATCGGCCATATCGAGACCGTGATATGTCCGGGGTCGGTGTCGGCGCCGATCACCGTCAGGTGTCGTACCAGCCGATCATCCTCGATGTAGCCGAGCTTCTTCACCAAATCGGGCACCGCCTTGATGTTGTCGAGGTCGATCCGGGTCAGCCCCTCGATCAGCATCCGTACCCGTCCGGCCACTGGAACGACGCGCTGGATTTTGACTTCCCAACCCGCCCGGGCGATCCACTCCTTGTAGGCTTTGGTGCGCACCCTCCCCTTGCCGGGGACATTGCGAAACAGATTATTGGTGGACGGAGGTTGCGGGCAGGTGAAGCGGCAGGCCGGCTCGTCGTCAGGCATCGGCTCGCTCGCCCTCGCCCTCGGCGGCGTCGAGCCAGTTCAGTTGCCCGCCCAAACCGAGCGCGGCGAAACCCTCGTGCAGAGTATCGAGCAGTTTGTCGCGGTCCTCGACCTCAAGCTGCGACACCCGGTAGACGGCGGCAAAGTCGGAGAGTTTCATGCCGAGGTCGCCCTTGATGTGCTTCTGCTTGTACTCGTTCAGGTCTTCGCGCAATGCCTTGATCTCGGCCTGCGCGTTGGCGATGTAGCGCACCGCCGCCCGGATCGTGTCGGCGCGGGCTGCCGAGTTGTGCTGCTCGCTCGGGCCATCGTCGTCGGCGCCGTTCAGGTGCTCCCGTGCCGCCTCTGCCGCATCGCTATTCCGCGGCTTCCGTCCTCTTGCCATCACCCATACCCTTCCGGTTGTACCGCCTCGGCGGCGTTGGATTCTGCGCGGCCCGCGTCGCGTCTTCGATCAGCGTCTCGACCGGGATGCCGGTCTCGGCTGAGACCAGCGCGAGAAGCGAGCGCTTGAAATAGCGGATTTTGTACGGCTGGCGACCGATGCCGGCCAGCCGCGCGACGCCCTCTTTGTATAGGCCATAGCGGAAGGCGAAGGCGTGATGCGCCTCCCCCCGCTCCGCAAGCCATCGTGCGAACGCTGTCTGCATGCACCCCGTCTATCAGGAATTTCCGGTTTGGCAAAATAGATATTGCATGTTGAGAGCGCGGTGGCTATTTCATGTTGACCGAATTTGGGGAGAACGGAAATGACCCTCAACGAGATCAGATTGAGCATCGAAGCGCGGCATCGGGAATGGTCCGACAAGGAGCGGTTCGCCAAGGGCCAGCTTGCGATGGTCGAGGCCGAGCTTGAGGCGCACGACCGCGCCGTGGCGGCGATGCCGGCTGTGGCGAACGGGGCGGCCAAGCCGGGGCGTGCACCGCGGCGCGACATCGCCGCGCTGGTCCGCGAGGCGTTGACCTCGGAGCCGCAGACCGTCGCGCAGATCGCCGAGAAGGTCGGGGTGCCACCGAGCCGTGCGCTGCCGGCGCTGAAGAAGGTCGGGACATTTGTCGCCGACTCGCAGCGGTGGAGCGCATCATGAACGCCCTCGGATTATCAGACGCTCAGCTTGCCGAGCGGCGGACGCGGCTGCATGCCGGTGATGCCGCGGCGATCATGGCCGGCGACTACCGCAAGGTATGGAACCGCATCAAAGGCCACGTCGCCGACGACGATCTATCGGGTGAGTTCCGCGTGCAGCTCGGGTCTTTTACCGAGCCGTTCAACCTCGCGTGGACGATGCGGCAAACCGGCCGGCCGATCACGTACTACTCGGCTAACATGCTGATGTTGTCGGTCTGGAAAGGTTTGGCCGAACCAGCCGACTTCTGCTCGACCGAGCTTGTCGTCCACCCGCGTCACAAGTTCATGGCCTGCAACCTCGACGGCATGACCACGACGCCGCAAGGCTATCGCTGCCCGATCGACGCCAAGCATGTCGGCGCGGCCGGCGAACAGGCGGTGCTGCGCTATACCCCGGCGGGTGTCTGGCAGGCGACCGTGACCGGCTGCGACTGGTGGGCGCTCTCGTTCATCGTCGGAAACAAGTGGGTCGGCCCCGACTATCAGGAGGTCGACCCGATGTACCAAGCCGAGATGATCCAGCGCGCGATCGAGTGCTGGGGCTACATCGAGCGCGGCGACGAGCCACCCGAGCCCGAGGCCGCGCCGGTCCTGCCGCCGAAGCCGCAGCCGAAGCTGCGCTCGATCATCGTGCCGACCGACGACCCGGACGTGTACGCCGCACTCTGCCGCTCGAACAACTGGATCGGCGACGCGAAGAAGCATGTCGAGGCGATCATCGGCACCGATGCCGCGGCGAAGGCGTGGGCTATCCACCGCGAGGATATGAAGACGCTGGTGCCCGAGGATGTCGGGGAATTTGTGTGGGGGCGATACCGTCTCGCACGCTCGCGGGCCGGGGCCGTGACCCAAACGGTCGCCAAGATGGAGGCGGACGATGCTGACGCTGGATGACGACGAGACCGACCTGGCGCTGATGGCCGCAGAGATAGCATTTGGCGTGCTCGCCGCTATGGACGAGCCGGCAAAGGCTGTAAGCGCGTATTGCCTGCCGCGACTGCAATCGTTTGTCGAGCGGATCAGGCAGCACCAGAAAGACACAGCGGAGGAGGAAGCCGATGCCCGACTTACGGAGTAGCAACCTGCAATCGGCCGACTACAGCGCCGAAACGCAATCGATGACCGTCGTGTTCAAGAATGGCGGGCGGTACACGTATGCCGACGTGCCCGAGAGCGTGTACGCGGGCCTCCTGTCCGCGCCCTCGCCCGGCGGCTACTTCGCCGCGAACGTCAAGGACAAGTTCAGCTTTACCAAGGAGTGACGGGGATGGACGGGGATTTCGACAGAGAGACCGGCGAGATTGAGGTTCGCCGCCCAGCTCCTGCGACGATGCCGACGCAGGGCGAGCGCAACCTGATCTTCGCCTCGCCCGAGTGCGGCGAGATATTCGGGGCGCTGGCCGAGGCGCAGGGCAACATGGGCAACCCGAAGAAGACCAAGACGGCCAAGGTCCAGGGCACCACGAAGTCGGGCGGATCGTACAGCTACGACTACAAGTACGCG